TCTAATCCAAATCCACTAGAAGCAACTCCAATTTAATCTTGTGTAAGCCTATGTATGGCAATCAAAATAAAAAATTGGTGGGGTAATTTAAAAACTTATGATAAGTTCTTTTTTATCTCATTTGTGCCAGCGATACTTTTTACGCTTTGGGGGCTAAGTGACCTTTACTTTAATTACTTTGATTTATTAAGTAGAGAAGATCACCTTCAATTCTTTCTGAGGTTTGCTTTTCCAATAGCACTAGCTACCTTAATAACAGTCTTAGAGTACAATAAGAGAAGAAAACTAGCAAAAGATCTTAAAGATTACTTAGATAAATAACTATTTCAATCTTTCAATAAGATAAAATATATAAACAAAAATACCAAAGCAAATTAATCCAGTAGAAAAGGTCATACTACTTCTTACACTTACATTAAAATATGTGTAATGCTATATATGCCTATACCCCAAAAGAAGGATAAAGAGAAACAAAACGACTATATGGGTCGATGCATGGAATTCATGAAAGATGAAAAATATCCTCAAAAACAAAAAGTAGCAATTTGTTTAAATACTTACAGCAATCCCAAAAAGAAAAGTAAAGCAGCAGACAGAAATAGCATTGAAATTGATTTTTCAGATAAGATTAAAGAAATTAAAGATAAAAAAGCACAAATAGAAGCAGAAAAAGAAATTAAAACCCAACCAGTTATTGAGCAAAAAATTGAAACTCCAGCCACTTTACCACAAAACCCAGTTATTGAACCAGCTCATAATGCAGTAACCGCCCCAGCTCCAGAAGTTAAAGCAGATCTTAAAATAGAAGAAATCAAGGTTTCTTCCGAATCAACGCAATCATCTTAAATAATTATTTTAATTGGATTTAAATTAATATTTAATATATAATTATATTAAATGAAAAGATATTGTACTTCTTGTGGATCTCCAACAGACTATTCTTTAAAAAAACCCCAATTTTGCTGTAATTGCGGTAAATCATTTGATAATAATCAAACTGTTCAAGATAAACCTGTTATAGCTAATAATACGATTAATCGTGCTCGCCCTAATCTTAATCAAAAATTAAGGAATTTCAAAAATATTGAAAATGATGATCACGAAAATTATGATAACGATGACGATGATTATGATAATAATGTTAATCATGTTCCAAATATAAATGGTTTAGAAGTAGAAACTTTTGCAGAAAAAACTAGAGGAGAAAAAATAGGAGATTTAATGAAATCTCCCTCAAAACCAAATAAAAGAAGTCCTTCAAAAACAAAAGCTCAAAAAATATCAAATAAGAAAATTCTTGAAGATTTCAAAAAAGAAGCTGGATCTATCCGAAGATCAAAGTAATGAGCAAAAAGAAAGCCCAGTTTGAGGAAAAAATTTCTGAAATAGATCAAGAAATCTATAAGAGGAAAAATAAATGGAATCTAACTGCCCTTGCTTGGATGGACTTTAATGATGTTTCTCAAATTTTAAGAATACATATAAATAATAAATGGGCGCTTTACGATCAAAAGCAACCACTAGCTCCTTGGGTTAATAGAATCATAAGCAATCAAATTAAAAATTTGATTCGTAATAATTATGGAAATTATTCGAGACCTTGTTTAAAATGTTCAGCTGCAGAAGGTGAAGATCTATGTAAAATATATGGCAAACAATGCGGTTCATGTTCTATTTATAAGAAATGGGAGAAAAGAAAAAAATCAGCTTACGATATTAAACTTCCAGTAGCCTTAGAGAATCATACTCAAGAAGTTCATAACATGGTACATGATAATATCAATATCGAAAAGAGCGCGGAGAATATTCACAATAAAATGTCAAAAATGTTAAAGTTATCTGAATGGAAATTTTATGAATTAGTTTATGTTCAACATAAGTCAGAAGAAGAAGCTGCAAGAATAATGGGATATAAAACTACTGAAAAAAATAGATCAGCAGGATACAAGCAAATTAAAAATCTTAAAAAATCAATTATACAAAAAGTTAAAAAATATATCTATAGCGGCGAAATAGATATACGTTAATATGTCAGACGATATACTAATACTAACCGAAGACCAACAATTAAAACTCCTAAAAGAATGGAATGATAGGCCGAATAATCCTCCATCTTTAGCAGAATTAGTTAAATTAGCTTTTGATAGAGACGATTTAGACGGACGAAGCAAAGAAGGAAAAGCTGTTAAACAATTTTTAGCTTCAAGACAAATTAAACCAAAGAAAAGCCACGAATACGAAGCAAAAGGTTTAATAGAATTAACAATAGACCAAAAAGAATATATTAGTAACAATTGCCACACTATGACTGGGTTAGAGATGGCAAAAATTTTATTTAAAAATGAATCATTAACTAACTTATGCCAAGAAACGAGAAGTATTCTTGAGCATATGAAAAATATACCGAGCAATATCAAATTCAATAATACTGAAAATGAAAATGCTTCTACAGAAGGGTACAAACCTCCTCGTAGTGAAGAAAGAACAATAGCGAAAATTAATAAATATGTTTTAGATGGAATTGATAAGAACAAGCTTACCCATAAACATAAAAAAGAAATAAACTCATTAATTGGTTATATGAATACTCATAGATTTACTCATCAAATGAATATTTACGATAACGAACCAGATAGAGAATTATTCGAAAGTAGTTTCGTAAGATACACTTACGATAAAGGAGATCTTTCTCAAGAAGAAGTAGATCAATATATTGTACTCTGCACAGAGGTTGTTATATCCTCTAATATTCAACAAACAATTAATGTTTTACAACATCAAATAGAATTATCTATGCAAGAAGATGGCAAAATCCCAATGGCTCTTGTAGAAGCAAGTAGTACGGCTCGCAAGGAATATAATGATTGCGTTAATCGTCAGCAAAAATTAAATAATGATCTTAAAGTAAAAAGAAGCGATAAATTAAGCAAACAAGTTAAAGAAACTGCTTCTATTATCAATCTTGTACAAATGTGGAAAGAAGAAGAAAGCAGAGCAAAACTATTGAAAATGGCAGAGATGAGAAAAAAGACTATTGAAAAAGAAATAGATAGACTTTCAACAATGGACGAAATAAAATGTAAAATTTTGGGGATCTCCAAAGATGAGATTTTAAATGGATGAGCGTAATATGTAAAGTTGATGGTAAAGAGTTCAAAGATGAAAAAAGTCTTCATTTCGCGCTTAGAGGTTATGGTTTAAATAAAGAAAAATACTATCATACATATTACCCCAAGAAAGATCTTCTTACAGGAGAAACAATTAATTTCAAAACAAAAGATCAATATCTAAACAGCGACTTTAACGATAAGAATAATATGAAAAAATGGTTAAAAGAACAATCATTGGATAAGGCTCAAGAATATTGCAAGAATCTTTTAATTAAAAGAAAAAAAGATAAAAACTTAATATATTCTCCAACACAAATAGAGTTGAGAACTATAATGAGTCCTTCTATTATTTTTTACAATAAAATATTTAATGATTATTATGATATATGTTCTAGCATAGGATTAGAAAATAAGTTCATTCACCCAAATAATATCACCTCTCAATTTCAAAATAAATTAACAACTAAAGATACCATATACGTAGATACAAGAGAACAGAGCTGGTTGAAGTTCGATATTCCTTTTGAAATTAAGACACTTTCATTTGGAGATTATTCTTGCAGTAATGAAAATTGTAATTGTTATATAGAAAGAAAAAGTCTAAGCGACTTCATAAGTACTTTAAGTGTTAAGAATTTTGATAGGTTTAAAAATGAAATTGAAAAAGCTCAAAAGAATAATTCATATTTAATAGTTATCGTTGAAGAGAAACTTGCCAGCGCTTTAAGCTTTCAATATCTACCTCATATTAGTAAAAAAATAAAAGCTACGCCAGAGTATATATTTCATAATGTTAGATCTTTAATTCAAGAGTATAATAATCTACAATTTTTATTTGTTGATGGTAGAAATGAAATGAAAAGAGCAATTGAATCTATATTTGCAAGTAAATGTTTTTACAACAAAGTAGATTTGCAATTAGCTTATGATATGAAACTTTTATGATATATTGTCCAGATAAATATATAAGAGAGGTTAAGGATGTTAATGCTGAGTTAGCAGAGCTAAAGGGTTATCTTAATGATAAAGAAGCTAAAATATCTCTTGCTAAATTTCTTAGAGCTAATATTGGATTTACAACTGAATTAATTAGTGGAGTTAAATTAGCTGCATATCAAGAAATTCATCTTAAAGCCTTAATGAATAGAAATTTTAATATGTGCGTATTTGGTCGTGGCTGTGGAAAATCTTTTATGGCAGCTGTATTTTGTTTTCTTCAATGCGTATTCGAACCAAATACTAAAATACTTATAGCTGGACCAACTTTCAGAACTGCAAGATTTATATTTAATAATTTAGAAAAAATAGTAGATAGTCCAGGGGCAGAATTATTAGCTCAATGCTTCGGAGCTAAAGCCAAAAGAAACGATCAGTTTGAATGGCAGATTAATGGAGGAAGTATTGTAGCGATCCCATTGAATGGTGAAAAAATTCGAGGATTTCGCGCTAATGTTCTAGTGCTTGACGAGTTTCTACTTCTTCCAGAAGAAATTATTAAAAATGTATTGATGCCATTCTTAGTCGCTCCACAAAATATGAAAGAACGAATGGAGATAAGAGAATACGAAGATAAACTTATTGCAGATGGACTTATGAAGCCAGAAGAAAGAATGGTATTCGAGAATACAAGTAAAATGATAGCTTTATCTTCAGCTAGCTATACTTTTGAAAATCTTTATAAAACTTATAATGAATGGTCTGAGAAAATCTTGGAAAAAGAGAAAAGTGAAGCAAAATACTTTGTAAGTCAATTAAGTTACGAAGCCTTACCAGAAGAAATGATCGATAAAACAATCATTGAAGAAGCTCAAGCTGGTGGATCAAGCCATAGCAGTTTTTTGAGAGAATATTGCGCTAGATTCACAGATGGTAGTGATAGTTATTTTAATGCAAAAAAGATGGAAGATTGCACAATTAAAAATGGAGAAAGCCCTCATACTTTAATGAAAGGTCAACCAAATAAAAAATATATTCTTGGAATTGATCCTAATATGAGTGATAGTCCAAATGCAGATTATTTTGCTATGGCAGTTTTAGAAATAGATGAAATCACTAGACAAGGTACTTTAGTTCATACATACGCTGGATTAGGAAATTTAAAGAATCATGTTAATTATTTTTATTATTTATTAACTAATTTTGATATTCATTTAATTGTTATGGATAATGCAGGAGCAGACGTATTCTTAGCTTCAGCAAACCAATCAGAACTATTTAAAAATAATAAACTTGAAATAAATTCTTTTGATTTCGATTCAGACCTAGAAGGTGAAGATTATAATCAAATGTTAAGAAGAGCTAAAAATCAATATAATTTAGAAAATAAAAGAATATGCTTTAACCAAGTATTTACTAGCAATTTCATAAGAAGAGCTAATGAATATCTTCAAGCATGTATAGATTATAAAAAGATTTGGTTTGCCAGCAAAACTTCAGCTTCAGATGATTTCTTTAATTCTCAATTTTCATTAAGACTACCAATGGAATTACTAAAAACAGAAGATAAAAAAGATTGGGAAATGCTTGATTTTATAGAAAATCAAGATGATTTCATTTATCAAACCAAGAAGCAATGCGTATTAATTGAACATTCCGCTACTAGTAGGGGTACTCAATCCTTTGATTTACCTCAACATTTAAAAAGAAGCGCCTCTGCTAATAAAGCTAGAAAAGATAATTATTCTGCATTTATGTTAGCCAATTGGGGTTTGAAGTCATATAATGACTTAATGATGCAGCAAAAAGAACAGATATCCAACTCTTTTTCGCCTATAATGATTAAATAAGTGTAAATATTTTAAATATAAATTAAAAATGAGCAAAAAATCTAAAAAAATGGAAGTTTCAAATGCCTCAGAAATAATGCCCTTAATGGTAGAAGGGTCTTCGCAAAAGAATGGCACTTTTTCAGAAGCAAGAGCCTCGACTGCTATTAGAAGAAATATAGCAGGAGATATAGAAAGAACTAATAGGTTTATTAATATTGATCGAGGACTTATCCCATTTAGATTTAGTCCAAATATTCAAAACCTCTCTACCTTAGACGTTAGAGACGCTATCGTTCTATGTCAAAAAGCATATTATAATGTTGGTATTTTTAGAAATACAATTGACTTAATGACTGAATTTTCAGCTAGCCCAATTTATTTAACTGGTGGCAGTCAAAAATCAAGAGAATTTTTTACAGCATATTTTAAGAAGATTAATTTAGCAAGTTTCCAAGATCAATTTTTTAGAGAATACTATAGAAGCGGAAACGTATTCACTTATAGATTTGATACAGAATTATCACTAGAAGATACTTTAAAAATTGTGCAGGTTTTTGGTTCAAGAATCAAAGCAGCAAAAAATATTAAAATTCCAGCTAGATATACTATATTAAATCCTGCAGATATTTATGTTGGTGGATCAGTAAATTATAATTTTAATGTTTACTACAAACTTCTAAGTGACTATGAATTAGAAAGATTAAGAGATCCTAAAACAGATGAAGACATAGAGGTATTTAATTCTTTGCCAGAACCCACTCAAAAACAAGTAAAAAATAAAAATAATAGATTTATTCTAGTTCCTCTTGATGGTTCAAAATTAGCAGCAGTATTTTATAAGAAGCAAGATTATGAGCCACTTTCTATTCCAATGGGCTTCCCAGTTCTTGATGATATTAATTGGAAATTAGAAATGAAAAAAATGGACATGGCAGTTACAAGAACAACTCAACAAGCTATTTTACTTGTAACAATGGGAGCAGAGCCAGAAAAAGGTGGAGTAAATCAAAGGAATCTTGAAGCAATGCAAAGTTTATTTGCAAATCAAAGTGTTGGCCGTGTTCTGATTGCAGACTATACAACAAAAGCACAATTTGTTATACCTGATATTGGAAATCTTATTGGGCCAGAAAAATACGAAGTTGTAGATAGAGATATTCAAATTGGTTTAAATAATATTCTTATTGGTAGCGAAAAATTCGCAAATCAAAGCATTAAAGTTCAAGTTTTCATTGAAAGATTAAAACAAGGTAGAGAAGTTTTTATTAATGAATTTTTAGTACCAGAAATTAGAAGAATCAGTAAAGATTTAGGATTTAAAAACTTTCCTCAACCATCATTTGAAGATATTAGCTTGAAAGATGATGTTCAATACTCTAGAATATATAATCGTCTTATTGAACTTGGAATTCTTACTCCAGAAGAAGGAGTACAAGCGATTCAAACTGGAAGACTTCCAACTTCAGAAGAATCAATTGAATCTCAACAAAAACTCAGATCTTTCAAAGATAAAGGTCTATATCAACCAATTATTGGTGGCGGTGGTGCTCAAGGTGGTAGACCATCTGGTTCAACTGGAATTCCTCAATCAACAAAAAATGTTAAACCAGTAGGAACAAACGCTAACTTTTCAGTATCTAAAATTAAAGAAAATATATTAGCTGCACAAAATCTAGAAGAAGAGATTAAATCTGCTTTTAGAAAAAAATTAAATGTTAAGAAATTAAGTAACCAACAAAAAGAAGATGCAGAAAAAATTTCTGAGATTATTATAGCTAATGAAGTTCCAGCTGATTGGAATAATAAACTTCAAGATTATATTGAAAAACCTATCGATCAAAATTTAGAGCAAGTAAATAATATTCAAGAAATCGCAGCAGAACATCAAGTTACAAATTATATAGCTAGTCTTTTATATCACAGTAAAGTTTAATTTTTTAAATTAAACTGGCGTTAGGATATTTATCCCTTAATTCATTCAAATTAGAAGATTCTTCTATTTCTGTAGATATTAAATTATCATCTTTTAACTCTTTTTTAATTAAAATAAATTTATCTTCTTTTCTTGATATTAAATATGTTATTTTTTCCATGATATTATCATTTACACATATTTGCATAATTTTATGTGTAAATTATTAGATGCGCACATTTAATGGTTTGCAAATATTTACTGAGCAATTAACGAATACTGGTCAACTAGATTTACGCTATGTTCGATTAACTGGTAGTAATACTTTTATTAATATAAATAATGGATTAATCATTAATCAGTATGGAACGCCAACTGGAGAATATAGTCCAGGTTATAGTGGGCAAATAGCAGTTGATGAAAATAATATTTATATTTGTACTAGTGGAAATGGAACAATAGGAAAATGGAAATATTTATCTTTAATTGATTATATTCCAATTAATCTAGGAGCATAATTTATGGCAAGTTTAAGAGATACATATTTTTTAGTTTTAAATGATCCGAAAAATCCTCAAGGTGGAACATCAATAGTCTCAGCAAGTGGTTTCGGAATTCTTCTTGGGGCTACGGGAAGTGTAAATTTTGGAAATAGAACTACTTTTTTTCGCGGGTTCGCAGGTAGAAATGAGCCATATGGGTCAAGTATATTAGGGGGAGATATAAATGCATTAAGTGGAGATGTTTCTGTTTTAGTTGGCGGACAAGGGAATAAAGTTGTTGGCACTCTTTGGGCTTTTTTGGGAGGCGGAAAAGATAATAGTGTTTGTGTAGGAAGCGCATTTCTTGGAGCAGGACAAAATAATAAAGCTCAAGCAGGAGCATCTTGGTCTGTTATAGGCGGAGGAGCTAATAATTATACTTACGGTATGGCTTCAACTATAGCTGGTGGTGAAGAAGGACACGCTTGTACTTATTCAAGCTTTATTGGTGGAGGCAGACGTAATTGCGCAGGTGAGCGTGGTGGAAGCGCAGGATATGGTAGCGCATGGTATGCAAGTGTTACTGCTGGATATGGAAATTTATCTACAGCATTTGGATCACATATTGATGGAGGAATAACAAATTATAACTCTGGTTGTTGGTCAATTATAGCTGGAGGCGGATATAATCAAATCTGTGGATCAATGTCATGTTATAATTCGATAGTTGGTGGTAATTTTAATTCTATAATAACTAGAACAACTGGAAATGTGACTCCAACTTGGCCTTCTCAATTTGCTAAAGGTCATTCTATACTTGGAGGAGAATCTAATTATATCGAAGGACATAATGTATTTTCTACAATCTTAGGAGGTTGGGCAAATTATATTATTTCTGGAGATTTTGATTTAATTTTAAGTTCACGGAATAGTAAAATATGTAATAGTTCTCATTTATCTACTATATTAGGAGGACAATCAAATTGTATTGATAGTTATAATATTAGTAGTTGTCTTAATACAATAATCGGTGGTTGTCAGTCTTTTATTTTAGGTTCAAATTCTTCTGCAATTATTAATTCCGCAAGTAGTAGAATTTGCAGTGGAAATTCTTATTCTAATATTTTTGGTGGTAGATGTGGACAAATTCCTGTATCATATACGGGAGCATCATTATTAATAGACGGAGAATTTAGAACAAAAGTCTCTTCTGGTTCAAATACCTTAACTTTAGATTTTATAAATGGAGTTTATTTTGCTCAATCAGGAGTATTTGGTCAAATTAATTTTTCTACTCGACCAAAAGTACTTAACACTGATATTTTAGTAAATGGAGACAGCAATTTAGTATATAATACTGGGAATCAAAATATAGCTGGAATTAAAAATTTTACCTCTAGACCAACTGTTAATAGCGTACCAGTTTTAATAAGCGGAGCAACATCTCAAATATTTACTTCGCCAGTAAGCGCCAATTCAGCTGGAAGAAGTGGACAATTTGTTGTAGATGGAGATTATTTCTATTTTTGTAAAAAAGACAATACTTGGATAAGAACTGCATTATCTAGTTGGTAAATATACAATTAAAGTGTAAATCTAAACAAGATGCGCACTTTTAATGGTCTTCAAATATTCACCGAGCAATTAACTAACTCTGGTCAATTAGACGCAAGATATATTGTTAGATCTGAAGTTTTAGGTCCAGAAGGTCAAGCGGACTTTGGAGTTCAATCACTTATTAAACCTTTAAGTGTAGGAGGAGTAATTGCTGGCGGTACAGAGAATATTATAACAGGAGATTTCGCATCAGTTGGCGGTGGAACTGGTAACGTAGCAGATTTATATGCATTTGTTGGTGGAGGATCAAATAATAGAGCTATAGATACATGGTCAGTTATTGGCGGTGGAGCAGACAATACAGTTGGCAGTTATTTTGGTATTATTGGTGGTGGATGTAATAATTTTCTATCTATAAGACCTAAAACTGGACCTGGAAGTAGCAATGCGCCAGCCACATACTCTTCAATAATAAATGGCAATAACAATATTATAAATGGTAATTGGTCACTTATTGGTGGTGGTTTAGAAAATTTAATAACAGGAGCTGGACTTTTCGCTTTTAATAATATATTAGGAGGATGGTGCAATTCAATATGCGATTCAGAAATGTCCACAATTCTTGGCGGAAGAATGAATGCTATTAGTGGACAAGATTTAGCGCAAGCAACTCCAGATTTTATTGGTGGAGGATGTTTAAATAAAGCATATAATCATGGAAATTTTATTGGAGGAGGACAAAATAATACAACAGATTGTTATGGAACAATTTTAAATGGAAGCGATAATTGTGCTTCATGTTATTCTGTTATAATTGGTGGAGCATTAAATATAGCATCTTACGATAGCTTTATTGGGGCAGGAGTCGGAAATACAGCTGCTGGTCAGGGTTCATTTATAGGTCAGGGAGATGGAAATACAGCTGATGGCTTGTATTCATTTATTGGTAATGGATATTCAAATTCCGCATTAGCAGATTATAGTTATATAGTAGGTGGAGTATGTTCAATTATTGATTCTAATCATACTGGAGCTGCTATACTTGGTGATAGTCAATTTCGTGAACATAATTCTTCTGGGCCTAATACTCTAACATTAGATTTTGATAGTGGAGTTTATGTTTCTGAAATTAAAAAAGGTCCCAAAGGATATTTAACAATAGGAGAAGCTAATGGAATCCTAGAGTTTACTAATGAGAATTTTATTAAATTAATTAGAGATGGAACTACTGTTTTATCAACAGAAGATGGTAGTATGGCTGGATGGTTCATATATAATTCTAGTATAGATACGACAGATAATGACTTCAATGCACCAACAGGAACAATTCCTTCATCTAATTATCCAGGAACTCGAGGACAAATAAAATTTGATAAAAATTATCTTTATTATTGCAAAGAAAATAATAAATGGATTAGAACTGCTCTTGCTGAATGGTAAATATAGTGTAATCCTATATAAGGATTAAGGTAAATGGCTAGAAATAGAATAATCTATAATGTACAAGGTTTATTTGTTGGTCCATATAGTGGCGAACAAAACGTCTTTACTAACTATTACTTAAGTGGCTATCAAATATTAAAAAGAATAGAAAAAGTTCAAAATTTTAATTATGGTATAGATAACAATAGAATTAATCTAGAAGGTTTTGCTAGCAAGAAAAATATTTTTAGAGGATTAGCTTCTCAACCAACAGTCAATTTTACTTTTAGCTATACTCCAGATGGTTTTACTAATGAAAATAGATTAAATTTTAATACAGCAAATTTTCAATCTTCAATTCAAAGCCCAATGTTTTCTGATTTATGTCAGGACAATTCAATTGTTGATAAAAAAGATTTTTATCTTGTTATAAATAATAACGACAATGATCTTTTAGGAAATTATCCATTAACGGATTCTTTTATAAATCCAACTGGAGTTAATGATGTTATAGATCCAAATTCTCCTAATTATTCTTTGTTGTATTTTCAAAATTCTTATTTAACAAAATATTCATTTTCTGTTAATGTAGGAGAAGTTCCAAGTGTTGAGCAAGCTTATATTGCTGACAATATAAATTTCTATATAAGTGGTAGTGGAGTAAATTATACTACATTAAATGTTCAATCTGGAAATCAAAATATAGAAAATACAAGATTAATAATTCCTAAAAATATTAATCCATCAGATCTTAGCGGACAAAATATTCTTTTGCCAGGAGATGCTTCTGTATTATTTTCTACTTTAAATACTACTGGAGTTTTGTTCTATACAGAAACTTTAGAGACTTTAAGTTTTGATTTATCATTTGATAGGCAAAATTTAAGATCATTAAATTACAAATTCCCACAAGGAAGAAGCATTAATTTTCCAGTAAATTGCGATTTAAATATGTCTTTTGTTGTTGAAGAAAATCTAAGTGGATCATTTTTCGATACATTAAACAGAGATCAAGATTATAATATAGTTGTTAATTTTAGTAATTGTAGAACTGGAGTTTATCCAAGTAGATTTGTTTTTAGTGGCGCAAGATTTAATGATATTAATTATAATTCTTCTATAGGAAGTAATAAAACTGCTAATTTAAGTTTTAATTTTGATATTGATCCAGATTTTGGAAATAGAGGAATATTTGCTAGTGGAAATGTATTATACGCACAATCCACAAATAATCCATTACTTGGAACACAATCTGGTATAGATTATGAATTATCCGCAACTGAAAGTGCTATTGAATACGATTTGTCTTGGAGAACACAGAATGTTCCATTACAATATT